GGGGTATGATGATAGAAGAGTGGAAAAAACCTGTATCAAAACCTAAAACAAAAAAAAGTGGCTCAAAGAAAAAATAAAGTAAATATAGTTTCAGAGTTTATAGAAACTCTAAATTTAGAATTATCTTTAAGGTTTGGTGATGAACCAACGACAAAAGACATTGTATCTCATCTTATTGAGAGAGGTATGATAGACCCAAAGAGGTTAAGAAATTATATGGTAATAAAAGATTTTGACAAACTACTTGTAACTAATGATGGTAATAGAACTCATAGTTTTATGGACTTATCTATAAAATATGATATAACGGAAAGGACAGCACAAAACATAGTTTACAAGGAGAGAGAGAAGTCAAAAATATCTAATAATATTAGAGGATAATCTTTTTTCCATTTTTTTCGTAAAATGAATTTTAAATAAAATTAATTTTGTAATTATGAAAAATAATAAACAAACTTGGTATTCAATAAATGCAAAGCATAAAGAAAAGTATGCTCACATTTATTTATATGACGAGATTGGTAGTTATGGTGTAACAGCTATTGATTTTGTTAATGAAATAAAAGGCCTAGAAGGAAAAGACATTTACTTACACATTAACAGTGTTGGTGGTGAAATCTTTGATGGTATGGCTATTTACAACACACTTAAAAAATATCAGGGTAAAGTTACAGCATATATAGAGGGTATAGCTGCTAGTATGGGAAGTGTAATACCTTTAGCTGCAGACGAAGTGATTATGTCGGAAAACTCTTTACTAATGATACATAATGCGTGGGGTAAAACTATGGGAGAAGCTGGAGATATGAGAAAGACAGCTGAACTATTAGATAAACTTAGCGATGAAATTGCTAATGTATATGAAAAGAAAACAGGATTGAACTTAGGGACTATAAAAGAAATGATGAATCAAGAAACTTGGTTTAATGCTGAAGAAGCCTTGGAGTATGGTTTTATTGATAGAGTGTCAGACGCTATTAAAGTAGCTGCTAGTTTTGACATTTCTAAATTTAAAAACAAGACAGAAGAGGAAATTATAAATCAATTAAATAATCAAAAAAGTAAAACAATGACAGAAGATTTAAAATCTTGGTTCAGTGCTAAAGTTGATGAAATTGTAAAATCTGTAAAAGGTAGTACAGCGGAAGAAACTTTAAATACTGATATCAATGTAAACTTAATTGATAATGAAGAAATATCAAACAAACTTTCTTCGTTTGAAAATAAGATTACAGAATTGGAAACTTTATTATCTGAGAAAGATTCAGTTATCTCTGACTTAAATGACAGTGTATCTAATCTAACTACAGAAAATGAAGAGTTGAATACTTTAGTAAACAAAGCTGACGCTACTGGAACTAAGGTAGAAACAGAAAAAGACCCTCTAATAGTAGAGGAAAAGGTTTCTGTAGACCCAAATGCATCTTTCTATAATGCAATGGCAAACAGAATGAAATTAAAATTTAATAATTAAAAAAAAGAAAAAAAATGGCAAATGTAGCAAACAATAGTATAGCGGCTACTTATAGTGGAGCGCAACTAAATGAATTATTTTATGAGCCAGTATTCAGAAGTGATGATATTATGAGTAACTATAGAGTTATTCCTAATGTAAAACATAAAATGAATGTTTACACTTCTGCGGCTTTAACTAAAATTGTAAACAAATACACAGGTTGTAGCGCGACATCTGGTTCTACTCAATTTAACATTGATGACAAAGTTATCACTGCTGGTAGAATGAGAGTTGCTTTAGAGCAGTGTACTGATGAGTTTTTCGGAACTTATATTGAAGAATTATATAGAAGTGGAGCTGATGTTATGAATGTAGAGGGAACTCTATTAGCTGAGGCTATCGTAAATAGAGCGACTAAAGGAATCTCTCAAGATGTTGTAAGATTAGCTTGGGGTGGTGATGACGCAACTTCTAATTATGACCAACTAAAAGGGTGGATGAAATTAATGGGAGATGATGCAACTGTATTAGCAGCTAGAACAGAATTTAGTGCAGCAGCACCAACAGCACCTACAGCAGCAGAAGCTTTATCATTAATAAGAAATATGTATGACGGAGCTCCAGCAGCTTTACAACAAACTCCAGCTTCTGAAAAGAAAATATTTGTAACTCCAAAAACTTACAATGCTTACTTACAAAATCTTGAAGGTACTTCTGCTGACTTAGCAATTACTAACCAAGAAGAAGGTAAATTAGTAGTTAAGTTTAGAGGTGTTGAATTAGTACCTATGTATGAGTGGGACACTATTTTAGCAGATACAGACCCAGCTTTATTCCTAAGAAGTGGAGTAAATGGAACAGAAGGAGCTTGTTACTGTGCAGTAGATAACTTAATAATTGGTTCTGATGTAACTGACCCAGAAGGTTCATTCAAAGTATTCTATGATGATTTAGAAGAAAAAATGTTCTTTAGAGGTTACTTCAAGTTAGGAGTACAATTCTTGTACCCTTCACTTGTTCAGTGGGGAATATTCTACTAATAAATAACTAATGATAGAGGGGGAGTAATCCTCCTCTACATTAATAACAAAATTAATAACAATTTAAAATAATAATAAAATGGCAATAGATAGAGGTTTAGCAATAGGTTGTACTGATTTGCAAAGAACTGGTGGTATATCAACAATATGCTTAAGAACTACTCTGACAGGTGATATCGTTACTTATGATTCTACTGCTGATACACACGCTATAACAAACATAAAGAAAGCTGGCCCTGCAGACGCAACTGACTGGCATGTTTTTGAGTTTAAACAAGAAACTCCTGTTATGAGTATCGCAGCAACAAAAGAAAATGGTTCTACTGTTTTTGAGTGTTCTTTATCATTTTACTTACCATTAATGAATAGTGGAAAGTTTGAAGCTTTACAAACGCTTCTAAACACTTGTATGATGGGTATAGTAACTGATACTAATGGTAATAACTATGTTTTGGGTATTAGTCAAAAATACAATGCAACTACCGACGCACCATTTAGAAATCAAACATTCCTTAATTTATCAGGAATGGAGGGTTCTACAGGAGCAGCTTTTTCAGAAGAAAATGGAATCACTTGTACTTTGATGTCAAGACAGTTTGAGTTACCTAGATTATACACAGGTACTTTAACTATAACTGATTTAACAGCAACAACATCATAATAAATTATAAAATTTGTAGGGAGAGTAAAATCTCCTTACATTTTTTTTATTAATATGTGTGGCTGTGACAAAAATGTTGTAGATTTACAACAATATAAAATATATACAATTATGGCAGAATATAAGGCAAAATTATCATCTGGAGTAACTTATAAAGATGGTTATAGAATACAATGGGCAATAGCTACTCAAGAAGAGTTAGCTCATGCTTACGAAGTTATGGGTTTTACAGACTTAGTAGAAAAAATAGAAAAAACTAACACCATAAAAGAAGATGGCGAAAACAACAAGAAAAAGTCAGGTAAATCTAAAAAGAAAGAATCCAACGACCAAGAGTAATACTTTTGAGTTTGGAGTTTTTAATTTAGCTATACCAGAACACATACAGGAGCCGCAAGATTTAAAAAAGATATTTACCGATTACATACCTTTCGGTAATGATAATTTATTTCCACAATATCTTGCAGAACTAAAAAGAAAATCATCTACACATAGGTCGGTTTTAGCACAGAAAGTTGTGTTTACTTCTGGGGCTAAATTTGTATGTAAAGAAGATAAAATTAGAGAGTACATCAAAGATGTAAACGCTGATGGGGAATCTTTAAGAGATATATTTAAGAAACTAGCAGATGATTATTACACTTTTGGAAACGCTTATTTAGAAGGTGTTTTATATGATGGTGGAGTAAATCTATATCATTTAGACGCAACCACTGTTAGAATGTCTAAAAACAAAAAAGAGGTATATATACACCCTGATTGGAATAATTATAAATCACAGAAAGATAAAATGCAAAGAATTGCATTATATCCTAGTGTAACTTCAAGTAGATTCGTATTACAATTCAAAGATTACGAGCCTACTTTTCAGTTTTATGGTTTACCTGATTATGTCGCAGCTTTAGAACATATTGCTGTAGATTATGAAATAGGTAAATGGAATCATACAAAATTTAAAAATGGTTTTCAACCTTCTGCAATTGTTGAGATTAACGGAGATATGGGAGAGGAAGAAGCTAGAAAATTAGTTAGAGAAGCACAAAAGAAATTTGTTGGTGATGGTAACAATGGTAAAATTATGTTTATCGTAAAGAACGGAGATACTGCTAACGCAAATGTTCAGATACTAAAAGACGACCAAGATGGTAGTTGGATAGACTTACAACAAATAACAGACCAAAACATTATTACAGCTCACAGATGGCAACCATCATTGAGTGGTATAGTAAGTTCTGGTAAAATGAATAATACAGGAAGTGAGATTAGAATTGCTTATGATTTAGCGATGACTACAGTAGTAAAAGAAACTTCTGAGATAATATTGACAGGAATACAAAAGGTTTTATTTAAAGAAATGGGGTTTGACCCATCAGATTTAAACATACATTATGAACCACCTGTATCATACGCAAATGATGTTGATATAAAACAAGTATTGACTATTAACGAACAAAGAGCGTTGTTAGATGAAGATTTCCCTATGTTGGAAGATGGAGATATGTTTGTTGCAGATAGAGAGATAATTGTAACAGAAAGAGATGGAGATGTAACAGAAACAACGATAGAACAAAGATAAGATGGCAGATTTAAGACAATATAATACACTAATAACAGCTGAGGAGGTAATTAGC